GCTGATCGACTCCAGCTCTTGCACGATGCTGAACGCGTCCATGCCCTCCCACCAGTCGCCGATGATGCCGTACAGCAGCAGCTCGCCGCGGTTGTTCAGCAGGCCGTTGGCGCGCATCAGTTGGGCTGTAGCGCTCATTGTTGCCTGGGGGCGGAACGTGCCGCGGGGCGTGGTGGGCTTAGTCGTCATCGGTGCGTTCCTCGCTGCTTGGGTTAATGGGGTTGTCGGGCTGGGCCTGGCCACTGTTGCTGGTGTAGCGCGGGTCGCAGTCGAGTCTCAGGCCCAGCTTGTCGAGCAGGGCAAAGTCTTCGCTGGCGCGAATCAGCTCCGCCTCGGGGTCGTCGTAACCGATGGTTCTCATGTGGGTGGAGAGTGAGCCCAGGCCGCTGCGCACCTGGGTGATGATGGGTTTGGTTTCCCGCTCGGCGTCGACCATTTCTAGCCGCGGGGCGACCCACATGAACTCGGTGCCAGCTAGGTCATGCCCGGCTAGCTCGGCGGCTTGCAAAAACCACTGGGCAACGGGCGCCAGCATGCGGTTGACCATGATGTGTTTTCGCCAGGCGCGGATGTTGAGCATCATGTCGGTGCGGCCCATCTTGCCGCTGGTGAAGTTGACCTTGGCCAGGTCGCCCACCAGGGCCTCGTAGGTGATGCCGTAGGCCTTGGCGATCAGCTGGGCCTGCTCAATAACGAACTCATGCTGCCCGCTCACGCTGGGCGGGGTGATGGTTTCAATGTCTTCGTCGCCTCCGCTGGAGAGCACGGCCAGCATGCCGGGCTCGAGCTTTTCAGGCAGCACGTTGTCGCCCTTGTCGCTGCGGGCGATGACGCCTAGCAGGGCGGCGATTTTCTGCGTTTCCAGGCGCGCATCGTTGAAATCGTCCAGGTTGCGCATGCGGGTCATGGCCGCTACGCCTGCTGGGATGCCGCGCACCTGGCCGGGGCGCAAGATGTCAAAACCGTGGGCGATGCCGTCCGCTGATACGGGTTTGCCCGTGCGGGCCTTGCCGTCACCGGGGTGCGCGTCCAGCAGCCAGTACTGGCGGCGCTGAAAGGTCACCGGGTCAATGGCGACGCCCTGGATCCACTCAAGACCGCCGTCACCAGCTCGGTCTTTGGTGTGGTCGATGTAGTCGCCTTCGAGCAGGCGGATCTTGAGCGGGATTTTGCCGCGCTTCGCCCTGGTGATTTGCCGGACGAACAGGGCTTCGCCCGCTTCGCTGATGGCGCGAAAGGCGAGGCTTTCCATCGCGGCCAGGTTCGACAGGCCCTCCACGTCGCAGTCGGTCGACTGCGACCACTCCCTCATCAGCTGGTTGGCCAGCTTCTGTTTGCGGGCGCTGGTGGGGTGGTATGCGGTGGGCACAATGCCGTCACCGACGGTGTAACTAACCCGCGCATTGATTGCGCTGGCCGCGTAGGGGTTGTTGCGTACCAGGTCCCGGGAGCGGGCGCGCAGCAGCGCCAGTGCGCCGCGATTCTCGGCGTTTTGGCTGGCGTCGGAGCCCCGCGACCAGGTGTTGCGTCTGCCGCGACCGGCGGCGTCGTACCCCGCTGCGTTGGCCTCCAGCATGCGCAGCCGCGCCCGAGCCTGGGCACGGCTCAGCGCTCGCTGCGGTGCGACAGCGGCGAGTATTCGTTCGAGGGCGTTCATGTCAGCGGTAACCGCGATCCGTTGTGAAGTTGATGGTGTTGGGCTTGCTGGTGCCGAGCTCGCGCTCAAGCTCGTCGATAATGCGCTTCATTTCAGCCAGGCTGCGGTATTTCACGGTGCGGCCCTTGTAGCTGACCTCTTGCACCCCTTTGTAGTAGGCCGCCTTGATCGCGTCTAGCTGCGTGGTTGTTGCCATCTATCGACTCCAGTAGTCGGATTTGCGGCGAGTTAGGCCGCCGCCTGCGGGTGGTTCGCCCGCCGGGTTAAAGAGGTCCTTTTGGAGAAGCTGCCCTTTCAGGCTTTGCCAGTCCGCTTCTTTGAGCAGGTGTACGCGCTTGGCCCGGGCTGCGTGGAGTGCGTAGACCTCGCAGTCCCAGGCCTCCACCGCCTGCCCTGCCTTTTGCGTCCAGACGCGGCGGTTGCGGATGGTTTTGTGCGGGATTTTGGCTTCGCCGGTCATCTGGTCGAAGTAGTCCCAGCGCATCTGGTCGAGCTTGTAGTAGTGGTATCCGCCGCTGCGGGTGTTGAGCTGCATGTGTGCGGCGATCCAGTCCTTTGCCTTGTTGGTGCCCACCATGTAGACCTTGACGCCGTGGCGCTGGGCTTTGGTCTTTTTGTCGTGCCTTTTGTGGTCGAGGCTGTGCATGTTGGGCTGGGTGAATATTTGCGGGTCTTGCTGCGAGCTTGACCCTTTCACCGCCATGACGATGCGGTTGGGGTGCGCCCGCTGGCGCGTCCTTACCCATTCGTAAACCGCGTCGGAGGTGGCGCCGTCGGAGCTGTCAATACTGATGGCGGTGGCGTAAATCTCGGCGCCCGTCTCGTGCGGGAATGCTCTAAACACCAGCTCATCCAGCGCTTTCCAGACGGGGTCGTTTTTGTCGACACAGCTGGTGGTGGCCTGGAGCTCGCCCCAGTACATGCTCCACGACCTGTCATCTGGCCCCCATGCGCGAATGCCGACAGCCAGACGGTCGTGCTGTACGTCGATGCCGCAGGTAACCAGCAGCCCGTCGGCTGGGCAGACGAACTCATTGCGCTGGGATTCCGGGTCGGCTTCACAGCGCTCTCTCAGGGCGTCCGCATCCGGGCGGTCGTCTTCAAACTCGTAGGGCTTGCCGAGCTGGTTGTTGTCGAAGGAGATGCGCTTGGTCTGGTCGCCTCGGGCGGCGTGGTACTCCGCCACCAGGTGCTTCTCGACAATGCTCTGCAGCCGGGCGCTGTTGAGACAGTTGTAGAGCTCGCTCAGGCCTTGGAAACCTTTGATGCGCCCGTTGGTGCGCTTGGTGGGCGTCCACCCTGCGTAGGGGTCGCCGGCATCCAGGGCGGCGTACACCGTGGCGCGGATATTTTCCTTGCGCCGATAATCGTCCCAGACCTCCCCACAAAAGGGGCAGCAGTAGATCGCCGTCTCAGGGAGTGCGGTTCCGTAGACTTCGTGAGGCTCGCTGCCAGGCTCAGCTGAGAGCCAGCTGACGTTGGCGAAGTCGAGCACGTGGCTCTCGCCGCAGCCGTGGCATGCCACTGGCAGCACGCACTGGTCCGACATTTTCAGCCGGTCTTCCACGCGGCTGAAGTTTTTGATTGTCGGGGTGCCCCCGAGGATCCGCTTTTTGTTGGAGAAGGCTTTGTCTCGCTCCCAGAAGACGGCGACGGAGTCGCCCTGCCCTTGCACGTCCTTGGATGCATCATCGGGCTCTTCCACAAACAGCAGCCCTGCCGAGGTGGACTTGGGCCCTCGCGCGGCGTTGGAGCCGATCAGGCTAAGGAAGCCGCCGGGGAACTTCCGTTGCAGAAGTCCGTTGCCTGTTTTCCGGGTTGTTGATACGTCCAGCTTGCCCGCCATGGCCTGGCAGTTCTCGGCAAACGGGGTCAGCTTTTCCAGGCCAAATTTGCGGGCAGCGTCCTCTGCTGAAAACATGCCCATCATGGGCACTGGGTCTTGATCGATCCGCGAGAGCAGATAGGCGACCAGGATCGTTGTCCAGCCCACCTGGGCGGACTTCATGCAGTACACCTCTTCAACGGTATCGTCGTCGAGGGCGGCGCAGATGCCCAGCATTGCCGGGACGTAGTAGAAATCAAAGGCCCCGGTTGTCTCGCCGGTTTCAGCCGGCAGCCGGATGTTCTTCTCGATCCACTGCGCTGTCGGCAGCAACGGCGCTGGACACAGCGCCGCAAGGGATTCCTTCCACAGTTGAGACCAGTTGATCCCCGCTGCTCGCGAGATCTCCAAGGGCATCTCGAAGTGGCGAGAGTATGATGTCGTCACTGATGCTTACCTGATATTGCGCGTTGATGTTTTGCGCCGCTTTTTTCCCTGCCTGGGTGATTTGGGTTAGGCATTCGCGCATAAACCCAATGAGCGCTGGGCGCAGTTCGTCGACCTGGGCGATGAGCCGGTACTCTTTCGCCAGCTCAAGCTCTTCCCGTTGCGCTTGTGCCAGTTCTTTCCGGGCGCGAATCGCGGTAAGATTTTGGTCGGCTCTGCCTGCTGCCTCGCTGCGTAGCTTGCGTATGTACGCGGTGCGGATTTCATCCAGCGTGGAGGTTTTCCAATCGAGCCCTAGCTCTGCGAGAAGGTCTCGCAGGTTGCGCGGGCTCATATCGAGGTGCGCTGCAATGTCGGTCTGTGTCAGCTTTGTCATGGCTCGACTTCGCCGGAAGCGGAACCCCCTATAGGCTCACACCTTTGTAAATAAATCGGGGTTCGAATTACCCGTAAGCGGAGTGCCTGGGAAGGACCCAAACGGGGGGCCGTCGCGCTCATCCGGTCAGGGCCTCGCCGAGCTGAGCGCCGTCTCGATGGCGAGGGCCGCTTGTTCTGGCAAGTGCATCTCGATGCTCTTCGCCGAGATCCCGAAGAAATCAAAGCGCTGTCGATACATGGGCTGCTTGCCGATGATCAGAAATGAGCGCAGGCTCTTCCCTTGCCGATAAAAGATGCCAACCTTGCCCATCATGAAAAACTGGCGACCGCTTCGCTTGGCCTTGCCTTTTGCCCGGCTGCTGGTCGTGTGCTGGTACTCGTCGATCTGCCCGCGCACATGGGACAAGGCCTTAACCGTCTGCCCTGCCGTGATGTTGCCGAACTGGTTGAGCGGCGCATCGTCACCCGGGATCAGGAAGCGCCCGGGCGGTAGTAAGCCGCGGATGCGCATGGCTCGCTCCGATCGCTTGTCTCCGCGAGGGCCGCCTTGGATTTGCGGGGACAGGTAGCGCGCTACCGGTGTGCCCTTCGCTGCCCAGTCCTTGAGCCCCACCTCGGCGATCAGCTTGTTTTTTGTTGCTGGCTTGACGTATGTGCCGTTGAGGGTGAAGCGGGTCGGCCTATCCAGGTGGCGCGGCATTGCTTCTTTCAGGTCTTTTTGTACTGCCTGCGCCGTGCGCGTTAGAGCCAGCGCGGTAGCAAACGGAATCTGCCGCTCGAACCCCGCCAGGGCCTCGCGCATCTGCCTGCCGTCGGTCAGCTGGATATCAATCATTGCAGCCTCCAGGCAGGCAAGTCTTGTCCTTCCACCGGGCGATCAGCTGCGAGTAGCTGGCCACGGCAGCCCAGCGCCACCAGTGGTGGTATCTGAAGGGGTTGAGCAGGTGCCGGTCGGGCGAGTATTCCTTGAGCTGGCGGCGGAACAACGCGTCAGCCTTGCGGCGCACAGACCACGGCACCAGGCGGGCGTTGGTCATGTCGCACAGCACGTCATGGATCAGCGAGGCGCGCAGCATGGCTGGCGTCTGCGCTACCGGGCCGCTGCCAAAATCCCACTCAAAGCCG